GAAATGCTTAAACTTAAATGTTAATAATAAGATAAAAAACTAGAAAACCGCCAGCGGTAACCTATAAAAACTCTTATTAATAAATTTAAGAATATAATTACCGCTTGTTAAACGGTGAACGTTCCATAACCTGATAAACCACTAGTATTTAAACCAGGAGTCATACCAGGAGTGGACAACCAAAGACCCATATCAAAGTCTTCAGCCACAGATCTATATACTGTAGCCGCAAACTTTTCAGTGTGTCTAATATAAAGTTGTCCAAGAGGACGAACTCGACCAACTTCAGATATAGTAACTGAAGTTGAATCAGGACAAAAACGAGAACTAAAAGTTCTGTTATAATACGGAATAGAAACTTCCGTGTAAGGATTAACATTATCCTTGTAAAATTGAGAAAAGGCTAAAGGAGCCAAATCTGTTGAAGAAGAAAGATAACCAGCAACAGGGTTGTCAACAGCAGAATTAGAATTATCAGGATCATACCAAATTCTAAACGTGTTTCCAACGTTATTGTTCAATGGAGCAAACTTCAAGCGAATTCCACCACGATAGAAACCATAGCAATAACTAAAATAAGTAAAATAATCAAAGTTACCATCAGCAGGAACGGTTAAAACACCAGTAGTAGTGTTAACCCCAGCTAATCTTGTCGTCCAAGGATACAATTTCATGTCATACACAGTATCAGCAGATCCAGTAGTGGCAAAAATAGCATGTACCGTAAAACGCTTTAAAAGCTGTCTAACTGAGTTCAATTTTTCACCAATACAAGACCGAGCTGGCATGACAGTGTCCTGCACTGACATGTCAGTCGATCCAATACCAGGAGCTTGAATAACTTCATCAACGAAATTTCTTCCAGCTGTGGTGTCGACAATGGCAGCTTGTCTCAAATCTCTCTTCTTACCACTCTGAGCAGTTGGTAATTCAACAGGAACGCAAGGAACGGCTAATTCAAAAGAAGAATCAGCAAATGATTCAACTAATAATTGCACCGATTGAGCACAAGTTTCTGGCATGCGCAACTCATTGACGACAACTAAAAACAAATACCCATAACTAGTATCAGTTGAAGCATAAGGTGAAGTGTTGGCCCAAGGGCAAACAAAAGAAACCTCATCAACATCTCTTAAATCAACAATCTCTTTATGCAAATACTGAAAAGTAGTGGCATTAATAGTTGGAACTGTTGTAGAAGAAGTTGGAACCCAAACGAACGCTAAACGACCACTATGAAAAGAAGTTTTAACAAACTTAAATTTGAATCCCAAAGATCCTCTATAATAAGTGAAAAAACGACTTAAAAAAGCTGCTGGAGAATAAGTTGAAACAGTGTTGGAAGGAATTGTTCCATATTGAAAAGTAGTCTTCATTAAATGAGGACTAACTCTAATTGAAGTCAAAACATCGTACAACACGTTTGAATTCGTCCAGGTAACTGAACGAATCCATGCAGGTTTAGCTTTTATATAATCAAAGCTAAGTGCATCTATATCACTACCAGCAAATCCAGGCAAAATTTCAATATTATTATTAGATGTAGCAGCAAACATGACAGATGTGTCCTTGCCATTAACGTTATTCATAAAAGCCATAGGTTTTTGAACAACAGTACAAACGGGGTCATCATCAATTGGTTTAGAAAAACCAAAACTATGTGCTGTTTTGCTAACAAAATCAGCAAACCAAGAAACTGGTTTGGCAATAGAAGACAATAAAGGAACAACAGACAAAGCAGTAGCTGCTTTAGAAACTGCTGAAGAAACTGAAGATACTGGACCAGTATAATTCTGCTCAACTTCACTAGTAGTACTACCAATAGCTACTCTCATACTACGTTTATTGCCACTCTGAGGAACAATAGTAGTATCAGAAATAGTGGGATACATTAACTCGATATCCTTAAAATGCACCCAAATAGTGTAATCTAAAGAAGTTTCTCCAGCAGTTCCAGTAGACAATGGACTATAAACTGCCAAAGTAATATTGCCAATATCACCACGAGTTTTATAAGAAGCAATAGCAGCAGTATTAAAAGCCAATTCATGATTAATATATGGAATTTCTAAAACTGCCTCAGTTTGAGATCCAATATCGAATTCAACATGAGGTAATTGGGTTCGTCTAGTCAAACCAGAACGACGGTTTTGCGAAACGCCATATTCAGTTGGAACGAAATCCATAATCAATCTGCCCTGTTGAAACTTATTGGCATTGACTTGCAGACGTAAAACAGTCGTAGCTCTAAATGCTAAAAAACCATAGACTTTTTGCGAAAATACTTTGTTGTTAAACAAAATATTTGTAAACAAAGGTCCAGAGTCATACAAAGTAGCATTTTCAGCACTAGCCGTGGACAAAACGCCAGAAGTAAGAGGAATTGGACGCATTAAAAAACTCTCAATGGAATGATTTACTCCATCAGAAGTAGTTTCAAACAATTCGCGAATCCCAGAAATGGGATTAAGCAAAGTGTTATGAACAGTAGATGCGTCCTGATGAAAATTGACGAGTTCTTCACGATCAACGGAATACTCATCAAGTGCAGGTTTAGTATTTGATTCATTAACTTGAGCAAATCTAATCTTAGTGACTGCAGCGATTTAATGCAGCCAAGCAACTGGATTCCTGGGTCATAAGGACCACCCTGGAAGTAATGGTAAATACCAAGATCCTTCAACGAAAGCAGCAGTATGTTCAATTTTGACCAGCAATTATTTATGAACATAAGATCACACTCCCGAGTTTTGCTCCCTTATAGTAGGAAACTTCACTGTTAGACACATCTAACGATGCACAAATTCAGCATTTGTGGCGCTTTAGTTTATTGTCATTACGGACTGGAGTAAAATAAATTTTAAATAAATTCTAATAAGTGTTTTCTAGCAGTAATACTAGGAACATAACCATATTCCTCATAACACGCTTTTAACATCTTCTTACTCCAAAACTCAAAAACCTCAGGTTCATGCATAGCCAACTCTACAAGTGTGCTATCAAAAACTTCCTTAAAGATTTCTAAATCATCGGTCTTTTTATGCCAGCAAGGGATTTCCAAAACTGTATCCAATTCCAAAGGAGCTATATATCTTCCTTTAAGTTGTTCAAACCTAAATTTCCTTTTTAAAAAGGACACATCCCCCAAAGATCTACTGTCAGCTAAAATCTCTGCCTCTTTATCTTCAAGCGTATAAACCATACCAAAAATTGGCATGACCTTAGCAATGCTATATTGATTAAAGAAGCGTAAAACATCAGAACTAACACTAACAACATGATCATCGCCATAGGCAACATCATATATCTTAATATTATATTCATGCGCAGCTCTTATCCTACTTGGCGCCAAGCAAATATATGCCATACGCAACAAAATCAAAGAATAAAAACTATTTAAAACGGCAGTTAAAGGACAACCACTAACCATGTTCATATCCCACTGATATAAAATATCGCCAACAATATGTTTGGATTTAAAAAGTCCATCAAATATAAGTTTACGAATCAAGTAGTTTTCATCTCCATCATCATAAAATGGTTGAATTATTTCATCTAAAATAAAATAATAAACCATGGAATTCTGACAAGTATCAAAACCGGAATAGTCTCCAGCAATCATAAAATCACCTTTATTTTTCAAATAATGTGCTAAAATGTTCCACTCTTGACTATAAGCATCAATTCCTATAGCCACGCCATTATGTATTCTGTTGTTTTGTACAAAAGCACAGAAATCCATAAAATACATTCGAGTAATAATAGTCAAATCCAAAGGAGAACCAGAAAATAATCTAGTTTTTCGATTAACAACCTTTTCTTTTGGACGGAGTTCATCTTTGAGTAAATCTGTAAAATACCAAGCTGGTAAACTGCCCAACTTCATTTGATCAATTTGGTCGGAAATTATATTCCTAAGTTTATCACAATTTGTATTACTCAAATCATAAGACTGATCAGTACCAAAAAAGGGAAACTTGGCTCTTCCATTAAAATCTTGACTATAAGGATAACCAGCAGAAGTATTGCGAGGAATAGATTTAAATAAATCATCTCCAACGATACCTAAAATGGCTGTATCAAAAGACAAAACTCCTTTCTTGGAATAAAGTCTGGCATTGTCAAAAGTAGTGTCAAACAATTTATTCTTAAGTGAATTGACAGCAAGCAAAACTAATTCTTCTTCCAATATTGGTTTACTGCTGCCATATTTCTTAAGAGCAATATAAAGAGGATCATCTAAAGTCCCTAAATGTTCACGACTAAATAAACACGCTGGAGCTTTCTTAGCCTCAAAATATTTGCCCCAAAGTTTGCTTTTAACAATACAAGAACGATGGGGTCTAAAAACTGGTTTATCGACTTTGCCAATAATGGTAAAATTATGCTCAAAAGGAAATGGATTACCATTAATACCATTCCATCGTTTAAGATCTCCACTTTGTGATGTAACTGTATCAACTTCCAAAATAGCGATATTAAATTTAATCAGTTTTTCCAAAATAAATTCTCTGGTTATAACAGAAGAAATACCAAGAGAGAAATTTTGTGAACCGGCAACATGAATGCCCAACCATTTACCATCGGAAAGTGATTTATCAACAACAAATAAAGGAGCACCACAATCACCAGAAACTGTAGGTAAGCGATATTCCACTACCGTTTTTAATAAACTTTGACCGTTGGCATATTTAACGTCATATTCATCTAAAAATTTAGCGGAACCATAATGGTATCCGTAACCTTCAGGTTCAACAACAATCAAAGATATGTCAACTAAATTTCTGCCAGCTATCTGTTTCTCTGATACAAGGTTTATTAATCTATTTCGAAATGGACGTGTTAAACCAACTAAATCAACAAAACACAAATCTCTATGGAACATATCTTCATCAGTCCTTATGCGACTTAAAAACTCCTTCTTCGAAAACTCGAAGTCGTTACAGTTAGATAAATTTAAACTTTGCAAACGAATAGTGGAATCATCAGGACTATTTTCAATTGTAAAAACAAAATGTCTAGGCATAAGTAAACAGCTCTTATATATGAAATGAACTGTTCCCATTCCTTGATTTGTCCCATTTGACATCCTAACGTAAATCGCATATGAACTACTGTCCATAAGAGATTTCTGTACTAAAGAAGAATTAATATCGCTACATCCTTGATTAACAACTTTAGTCCTAACACGCATTTCACGACCTCTACTTAAACCAGGTAGTGAAGTGGTATCAGATGTTTCAAATCGAACTTTTTTACTAAATTCTACATTTGAAACATTAATATTTTTAATTCCATCATTATGGTCAACACCAACATTTGAAGTTTCCAATTCAGTAACTCTTGGACTCTTAAAATAACTAATTGTCTTAAATATCATTAAAACAGTTGGTACGGCTGTTATCAATAATGGAGCAACAACTTTCCGTTCACGTATAGCGAAATCATATGAAAGCTCATAAAACTTAAATAACTTTCGTTTCATTGATAACAGGCCATCAGCAACGAATTCAAAAGTTTTTATTAAGCTAATTTCACTAGAATCATAAGTTTTGACAAAGAACTCTGTAAAATCCACGATTCCTAATTCATTGCTATCAAAATTAAATTCCTTTATGTGGTTATCATAACTAACTATTACACGCTTAATAAAAGCACTAAAAGTACACTTATTTGTAAAATTAGTTTTATAAACACTAGCGATCATAGAAAAAATTCTTTGTTTCTCTTTTAACAAGAATGATTGGAAAAATTTCTTGACCAAAGGTTCAAAACTGGGATCAAACATAACTTCTTCTAAATATGGCTTCTCATGCTCACTATGTTTAGGCAAAGATTCCTCAACATTGTATTCACTAGAAAATTTTTCAGTACAATCAACAAAATCTTCAATTTCCGAATACAATGCTTTAACATACTCCTCACTCTTTTTCTGTTTAACAAAATGAGCAGCTTTTACTTTATCCAAACATTCTCTATAACTCATACGAGTACTCAGATTTGGTCTAATAAAGTAATAATCATCATAGTCACATTCAAAAATGTCATAAATGTCCAATTCTAAAACAGCTTTCAACTTTGTTTTATCTAAACGTCTATCACAAATGTTATCAGTGAGAGAATTCAACAAACAATATTCAACTTTTGGAACCATATAATAAAAAGTAATTCGTCTTCGTACTGCTTCAGGATCTTCAACTAAATCAGTTGGATTCAATTTTTTCAAATTTGATGTACCTAAAATAAAACTAGATCTAAAATACTTGTTTCCTTTGCTTTCAATGTCAGCCATATGAAGCATATAAGGATGTGAGTTTGATGCTCTAATTATCTCCATAAAGATACTATCGCCTCCAGCAACTTCTTTCTTTTGTCCGAATTCATCATAATAACAGACATACTGGCCACAATAACCATCCCAATATTCAGTTTCAGGATTACGATTATAAATATAATCACTAGTTCGATTTCTAAAAGCGATAGCTTCTTCTTTAGAAATTGTTTCCATAATTATACTTTGTGCAAAATGTTGATTTATGTATGTTTTACCAACACCAGGTGGACCAGTAAACATAACTGTAGTAGGTTCAGGACGAATTCCACCACAACTTTGTGAAATGCCATAAAATGGTTCCAACATCTTTTTCAGTAACCTATCGTAATAGTTCAATGCATTCAAGTATTCACTTTGATCATCACGGGATGAAAATTTCTTTTTCCTTAAATCCAAACCTTTCAAGAACAAAGAATAAACTCTATCTGCATTGCGAAGATTTACTTGAAATTCATCTTTACGCATCAAATCGTATATGAGTTCAACATCTGAAGTCCAAGTTGTCAACTCAAAATTATTTGCTTTAGGTTTAAAAATCAAAGTTTCGGGAGAAACTTTGGATACAATCCATTGCAACAAGTTCTTGATCAAATCAACAAATTTCATCAAAAATTCAGTCAAGTCCTTGGATTTTCTAGACCATTTAGCAAATTCACCAGTTAAGTGAAACAACTCATTCAAATTAGTTGGTAAATTAGTACCCTTACCAACTACAGACAAAAACGTTGTTATCAAAACATTGACTAAATCACTATTAGCACTTTGTTCAACAATATCTTCTTTTTTAAAATTTGATAGTTTAACAAATTCTTGAATCATTTCAGATATGACACCATGTGTATAGATACCACCACAAACAGTCAATATCCCAAAAAATGCTGGTAGAGCATTTTTCTTATAAGAATAAAACCCTAAACCTAACAATCCAGTTAAAACAAGCAATTTTGCAACATTGTTACAAACCACTTTTTTAATATTGTCAGTCTCCTCGATTAAATCAATAAATTTAGACATAGAATTATAAAATTTTTCACTCTGAGTAAAATCAGTGAATTTAACGAAACCATTTTTAAATTTGGTAAGTTCGTCCAAATTAAAATCTGATAATAAAATATCAAACATTTCAGCAGACTTATTCAAATTATCTTCGGATATATTCCCAATAACATTTTCAATTTTCGAAGCAACGCTCTCAATATTTGAACCTCCTAAAAATGAAAATAAAGATTGCTCAACTACAGGATGTTTATCATAGCGCACAACATCCTGAGATGGCTTTCTTTTGTTTTTTGACGAAATTTTATCGAAAACACGTAAACTTTTGCGCAAATCTTTGCGCTCACTTTCAGCAACTTTAATTTGCCTATTGTCAATTTTTTTTTCTTTATTTTGGCGATTATTTTTTTTTTTTGTATTTATATCATTTTGGTTATTTTTTTCTCCGTTTTTGAAAGTTCCCACCACAGGAAGTTCACAATCTATATGATCAACATCTTGATCATTGGTAATTTTCAATTTAGATTCCTCCAATTTCTTTTGAAATTCAGAATCTAACAACCTCAAACGACGACGTAATCCTTCAACATTACTACTTGTAACGCGAATACTTTCGTCAATAACAAAACTCATTTCAAATTTTATTGTTAAAATGTAAAAACTAATAAAACTCAAAATGAAAGAAATAGTATTGTATTTAACAAACCAGTGCAATCAATAAACAATAAATTCCGTAAATTCTCAATAATAAGTAAAGTAATACTAACGGCAATACAAGGCCCAATGGAGTAAACTTAGAATTGTCCAAAGGTTAAGCGTAAAATATCGATACTAGCAAATAAACGAAACTATTAAAACAAGGGTTTTTAC